TAGGTTAAGTAAGTATGGTAAGAAGGTATGAGTGATAAGACCATAAGTCGCCCTGGGACTACATTAAAGAAGACAACAAAGAAGATGGGAAGACCAACAGTATTGACTCCCGAAAATATAAAGGTATTAAAGAGTGCTTTTATGGTAGGAGCTACCGATGAACAAGCCTGTGCTTTTGCAGAGGTAAGTACATCAGCTTTATATAGATATATAGATAAGCATCCTGACTTTGGGGAGAAAAAGACCTATTGGAAGCAAAACCCTGTATTAGTAGCTAAGAACACAGTAGTAAAAGACCTAAAAGATATAGACACAGCTAAGTGGTATTTAGAGAAGCATCCTAAGAGTGAGTTTAATATTAAGAGTCCTAAGGGTTTTAGAATACAGACTAAGGACATGAAGGTGGAGTTTATAGATTATGAAGGTTAGTTTAAATCCATGGCAGAAGGAAGTACAACAAGATAAACACAGGTTTAGAGTTATCTGTGCTGGTAGAAGAAGCGGTAAATCAGTATTGAGTAGGATGATAGTATTAAAGTGGGCTACAGAGAATCCAGGTGATTACTGGATAGTATCTCCTAATTATAAACAGAGTGAGATGATTCACTGGAAGGAACTACAAAGAGAAGTACCTAGAGAGTGGGTAACAAAGAAGAATGAAGTTAAACTATCACTGACTATTAACAACGGTTCAACAATACAGTTAAAGGGAGCAGAGAACCCTGATAGCCTTAGAGGAGTTAAGTTAAGAGGATTAGTAATAGACGAGATAGCTAGTATAAGGAATTGGGGTTGGTTATGGTCAGAGTGTTTAAGACCTACTCTTACAGACTATGCAGCTCCAGCTATTTTTATTAGCACACCTAAGGGATATAACCACTTCTATGACCTATATAATCAAGGACAAGAGAAGGAGAGTGTATACAAGTCATGGAGATTTACATCATACGATAATCCGTTTATTCCTAAAGAGGAGATAGACCAAGCTAAGAAGGAGTTAACAGAAGACACCTTTGCTCAGGAGTATCTAGCCGACTTCAGGAAGTACACAGGATTAGTATATAAGGACTTTGATAGAGAGAAGCATGTAATAGAACCCTTTGAGATACCAGACACATGGCAGATATACAGAGCTATTGACTTTGGTTCAACTAATCCAACATCTTGTCTATGGATAGCAGTAGATGGAGACGACAACATCTATATAGTAGATGAGTATTATGCTACTAAGCAGACTATAGACACACATGCAGGAGCTATTAACGCTAATCCGTTCTCTAAAGTGATTACAGCTACATATGGTGACCCATCAGGAGGACAGTGGATAGATGAGTTTACCCAGAGAGGTATACACATCACTAAAGCTAACAAGACTATCGGAACAGACGCTAAGACATGGGTAAGATTTGGTATAGAGAAGGTAGCTGAGAGGATGAAGCTTGTACCAGGCAAAATAGTAGGTTATGTTAAGAGAGAAGTACAGGATGTTAAGGGAGAACCCTCTATATTTATCTTTAACTCCTGTGCTGATACTATAAGAGAGTTTGAAGCATATAGATGGAAGGAAAAGAGTGTTACTCAAGCTCAAGACCTAAACGAACCAGATGTACCAGAGAAGGCTAACGATCATAGTATGGACGCTTTAAGATACTTTGCTGTATCATATATAAAGCAGGAGAAGTATATAGAACCGCTTACAGCAACATCTAATAAACAGTGGAGGATTGGAGCATGAGCTATTTTACTAATCACTATTTCTATAAAGGGAAGATAGGCAAATTAAGGAGAGAATATCACAAGGAGTTAAAAGCCATAGAGACAACTTGGATAAAGGAATATAACAAGAAGGGTTTTAAGTCTAAGATGGGACTCTCGGGTTTAGACTATTGTATTACAGATAAGATTAGAAGCTATGAACGTGGAGCTCATGGCAACATGTGGTCATGGGATTATGCTAGTCTATGTGATAACCCTAAAGAAGCATATCAAGTATTCGGTAACCTATATGGGTAGTCCACTAACATCACTACCAACAGTCGCAGACTACTCTGGCATGAATAAACACAATAGAGAGAAGCTCTTAAGTGTGTTGACACAACTAGCCCCTCATCTATACCGTATTCAGATGGCTTTAGACACTTATAAGGTAAACGGAGAGTTACTTCCTTTTATTATAAGAACTATAGGTAACCTTAATATAGGTACTGGCTTTGGAGAGATAACTATCCTAGTCAAAGGGAATAAGGTAACACAGATTAAGGGAACAGAATCTAACGTAGTAGGATTACCAATTATGAGTGATGAACATGAAGATAGGTAAAATAGCTAAGTTTGTTGTTGTTAGTTTAATCTTGATTAGTGGAGCGGTTTGGGCATCACAACCACCTTTAATAGATGATGTTAAAACACCAGTTAATTCTATTCAGATAACCCCATCTCCTTCTCCAAGTCCAATTATCAAACAACCTAAGGCGGTTGTTAAAGATATAGACCCACCTGTTCACTGTTCAGTACATACAAACTGTGGTGGTGGAACAGTTCCTCTTAAACAAAGCGAGTGTAGTAATTCTGTTTGTTGTCAGCTTGGAGATAGGTGGGTTACTTATAAAGACAAGAATCAGTGTATTCAGGATCAAAAAGCTAATCAACCCTCAAACCCTAAACCGTATGTCTCAACTTATGTAGATGATAGAATTGACTGTGATGTTTACTATCCTATTTTAGATATAACTCAAACATATAGGGTTAACCCTTCTACTTGTAACTTTTATAAGAGTAGAGCAGGTACAATATCATCTGAAGATACAGTAGATGTAGCTCCAGTAGATAACTCTATTAGTGAAGAAGAATACAAAAGGGTTAAGGCTGCTTGTATGAGTGAGTTTAATGATAAAAAACAAGGTATCTACGCTAGGTATGGATTATCAGGTAGTGTTGGTCCTGCGATGATAGATATCCTAAGGAAGGAATATCAATTTTGTTTTGACATGTAATATGAAGACACTAACAAGTAAACAAATAGGCAGAATCCAAGAGAGGGATATCATCTGGCATGAGGGTGTAGACTTTGAGATAGCTAAGAAGCTACTTAAGAGTGATGTACTGATGAACCCTAAGAACTTTGCTTATTGGGAAGAAGTTAATAGCTATGTTATTCACAAGTATGGGAACGTTCACTATTGGGTTATAACTAAGGATTACTTTGATGGTCTAAATCTAGACTTGACAAGATAATTCTAGTAAGCTTATAATATCTGTATTAAATCTTTTATCCGAAAAGGACAAGGATCGTAATAGACCGAAGCCGTCCCGCGAGGGAGTATCTTCCAATATCAACGATCTTTTTTTATGGCAAATCAACCGAAGGAAATACTTATTAAAGGTAGTAAACAGGAGAGGGAACTCTTTACTGACATGTTACGTCACTATGAGATGTCCACTGAAGACTTAGAAGTAAGGATGAAGGATTGGGATATTAAAGATGAATTATTCCGTTCACACATAGATACCTCCAATTGGCCTTATAGTTCTGTTGTTGTAGACCCAAGAGTCTTTACAGCTATTTTAGAGAAGACAAGCAGACTATTAGCCAATAAACCTAGAGGACGTATGGCTCCTCGTGAAGGTGGAGATGCTATCGGAGCTAAGATAAACAACGAACTATTAAACTTCCAGTGGGATGATAACGAGAGAGCTTCAAACGAGTCCATGTTAGCTAAGTGGGCTATGCTAGACCAGAACACGCGTAAGTATGGTGCTGGATTTGCTCTATGTAAGTGGAGATATGATACAACTACTCAAAAAGACGGTAAACACAAAAAGGGTAAGAATAAAGGTAAAGACAAGTTTAAGAGTGTTCCTTATTTTGATGGACCAGACTTTAAGGTTCTAGTTAACAGAGACGTTCTATCTAATCCTTCCTATTCAACTATTAAGAAGTGGTTTGCATACAGAGAGTATGTAACTATGGATGAGCTAGAGAATATTAACGACGCAGCTAGAGTAGAACCAGTTTATAAGAACCTAGATATTTTAAGAGATTCAATCAAACAAGTAGATGCTAAGGGTGGAGACAAGAGAGATACTAACTGGCAATCAAAGAATAAGACAGTTAAAGGACTACAAGACTTTTTAGGTAGAGACAGAACAAACAAGACTATTGAAGTGGTTACAGAATATTCACCAACTAGATGGGTTAGCTATGCACCTAAGCATGGAGTTATCCTTAGAGATATACCTAATCCATACGATCACCAACAGATTCCTGTAGTGATGCTTAAATACTACTCAGTTGATGACGACCTATATGGTCTATCAGAGATTGAGCCAGTTGAGAGACTACAGAAGGCTATTAACGCCCTTCTATGTCAGTACCTAGACTCTATCAATATGAGCCTATATGTTCCTCTTAAGATTAGAGGTACAGGTGGAGCGGTACAGATGCACACTATTGAGTTTGGACCAGGCAAGAAGTGGATTATGAACGACCCAACATCAGACGTATTACCTCATGAGACATCAGGTAAAGGTGTAGGTGAGTTCGCTCAGACATATAAATTCCTAGTAGGAGCTCTACAAGAAGCCCTAGGAGAGACATCAGCTATGACATCTAGCTTAGTTGCTGGTGCTTCAGACAAGACAGCTACAGAGATTAAAGACCTAGCACAACAGCGTAACGCAAGAGATAAC